TATGGGTAAGAATTTTGTAGATAAGATAAATAAATACAGAGAGATATTCCCTGCTAAGAAATTACCAAGCGGTAAACCAGCAAGAAATAATGTAAAAGCATTAGGAGAAGCTTTCAGGTGGTTATTCCAAACTTATGAGTACACCTGGGATGAGGTACTTAAGGCTACTAGAATGTATGTAAATGAGTACAGAGATGCAGAATACTTATATATGCAAACAAGTCAGTACTTTATCTGTAAACAGGATAAACATAGAGTAAAGCACTCTACGCTGGCTGATTACTGTGATATGATTAGAGAAGGTGTTAACACTGAAGGTGATCATTTTAAAGAAAATGTAGTATGAAAACAAAAGAATCTTGGGTTGGACAATATGCTGCCTTTAATGAGGCACTTAAATATATGTATGCCAGATCAACTGGTGAAGAGAAGTCAATATATACTCCGTGGCCTAAGTTTAATGACGCAGCTACTGACGGTATAGAATGGAATACATTGACTGTAATTGGTGGTAGGCCTGGTTCAGGTAAAACACTAATCAAAGATCAAATAATAAGAGAATCATTTGCTTTAAATCCAAATGATAAATTTAGAGTGCTGGAGTTTCAGTTTGAGATGGTAGGTAGAACCTCAGCCATCAGAGAATTTAGCTCTATAACTGGTAAGACATATAAAGAATTATGTAGTGCTGGTTCAACACTAAATACTGATACTCTTAATCAGTGTCATCAATATGCTAAGGAGAGAGTTAAACATCCTGTAGATATAATTAGTACACCTATGACTGTTAACCAAATGCGTGAACAAATAGATGCATATATGAATCTACATAAAGGTATAAACACAATGATTACACTTGATCATACAATGTTAGTTAAGAGAGCACCATACCAAAACAGTACATTAGACATGTTGTTTGAGTTAGGTGAGTTCTTTACACAATGTAAAAGAGATTATCCTTGTTTGTTTCTAGCCTTGTCTCAACTTAATAGAAACATAGATAATCCAGATAGAGCTATAGATGGTAAGTATGGTAACTATATACTTGAATCAGATATATTTGGTTCAGATGCAATGCTACAGCATGCAGATATGTTAATAGGTATCAACAGGCCAGCTAAGCAGAAGATTAGGTACTATGGACCTGATAGATATATAATTGAGAATGATAGAACATTGGTTCTACATTTTCTTAAAGCAAGGAATGGTGATGCAAGAATGAGTTTCTTTAGAGCAAAGTTTGAGCAAATGCAAATAGAAGAAATGGCTACACCAGGACAACAAGAACGCAGATGATAAATACTAAAAATATAAATAATAAAGATATGGGATTAACACCCGCACAACGTAAAGAAAAAGTTGCAAAACTTAGAGAGGAGCATCAGGATTACTTTGATAGTAATAATAAACCTAATGCACTATATATTCCTAAGATGGCTTATAGACCATCTGGTAAGGATGATCTACATGTTAGCTTCTTCCCAAGTGAATTGGAGAAAGAGGATGACATATATACTGAGTTTGTAAGTATAGATTATAACTCAGAAGATCCAAAGAGAACTCTATATTTACATAAGTATAACCCACACTGGAAAGATGAATATGAAATGATTACATCTAGTTCAGGATTTCAAAGACACATAATACCTGTCAGTGAACTCAAGGTAATTAATGATGTAACTAGTAGAGGACCACAGAAAGAAGAGAAAGCAATATTAGATTTTGCAAATCCTAGTTTGCCTAACCCTGATGATGTAGTGGTAGACCCTTTAATAGAAAAGCTAGAAGAAATTAATCAAACATTAATAACATTAACTAAAGTAATAAATAAAATAGTAAAATAAATGGCACAAAGCGTATTAGTAATTGCAGATTCAGGTACAGGAAAGTCTACCTCAATCAGGACATTAGATCCCAAAGAGACTTTCATAATAAACATAGCAAATAAACCTCTACCTTTTAAAGGTTATAAGAGTAAGTATACTCAGATAAGCAAAGATAATCCTAAAGGTAATATAACATCAGCAGCCTCAGCAGCTGGTATTATTAAGGCTATAAAACATGTTGATGAGAAAATGCCACACATTAAAACTCTAGTAGTTGATGACTGGCAATATATGAGCTCCTTTGAATACTTTGATAGAGCTAATGAGAAAGGTTATGATAAGTTTACGCAAATAGCAGCCAACTTAGCAATGGTAGCTAAAATGCCTAAAGACTTAAGAGATAACCTTACTGTTATATTTCTGACACATTCAGAAGATTCTACAGATATAAATGGAAATAGAAAAATCAAAGCTAAAACTATTGGTAAAATGATAGATAATACATTAACTTTGGAAGGTCTCTTTTCAATTGTTCTATTTGGAAAAGTAAATAAAAATGATGATGGTGTACTTGAATATGGTTTTGAAACTCAAAACAATGGAGAGAACACATGTAAATCACCAATGGGTATGTTTGAGGATATATTTATCCCTAATGACCTTAAGTATGTAAAAGAGTGCATACAAAAATATGAAGAGTAATAATAAATTAATTAAAAAGAAAAATTATGTTAAGTACTAAAGACATGTCTGTTGGATCAGGCACAATCAAACCAGTAATTGGAACAGGTAATCACAAAGTTAAAATCAATTCAATTACTTTTGATCAAACGCCTTATGATGCAGACGCATTTAATATTATGTTACATGTAGAAAGTGAACCAGTATCTGGTGAATTTAATGGATTCTTAAAAGACATGAACAATCCTAATGGAGAACGTTATACTGGTCAGGTAGGTAGAGTTAGATTCTCTCCTTATCCTTATAAAGATGCTACATTAAATAATGGTAATGAAATCAAAAGAGATACTGAAGTTCTAAAAGCTATGGTATTTTTATCTGAGGTTGTAGGTAAAAGAAATGAGCTTGATGCAATAGAGGCTAATACAATTGAAGACTTTATGATTAAGGCCGCTAAAGTATGTTCAGAGACTGGTTATATTAATGCTTGCTTAGGTGCACGTGAATGGGAAAACAAAGAAGGTTATGTAAATAATGATTTGTTCTTACCAAAGATGAATAAAGAAGGTGTACCTTTAGAAGCTTTAGACACAGAGAACTCTAGAATACTAACGTTTGATAAAACAAACACGCAGCATTTTAGACCATTAATGAAGAAAGAGTCTGCAGCAACTACTAGCTTTGAGCCAGCTCAAGCAAAGGGAGATGACTTTGATTTATAGATAAGAGTAATGAGAGGGGTGTACATTGTACATCCCTTAATTTACATTAATAATAATTATATGATTAGCACTAAGAACTTAGTATTACAACCTGCTGATGTTCCAAGCTATTGGGTGTTTCAATATTATTTATCTCTACCAGAAACCTTAACAGGACAAGATCTAAAGATTAAGTCTATCTTTAATCCTAATGAGAATACACCTAGTTTTTGTATTTATGTTGACAAATCAATAATGCAATATAAATTTAAGGACTTCTCAACCGGTAAGAGTGGTAACAAGGTTGATCTAGTTAAGCATATGTTTAATATAGATTTTCCTAAAGCATCAATGAAAATAATAAATGACTACAATCAATATGTAAAGAGCTCAGATTATAAAACACAGACCTTCAAGCCTGTAGCTAAGTGGGAAGTTGACTTTATTAAAAATAGAGAATGGACAACTGATGATAGCGGGTTTTGGTTAGACTTTAATATAGGTAAAACTATGTTAGATAAGTTTAATGTTAGGCCAATTGAGTATTATAATTTAGTTAAAGAAGAGAACTTTAAAGTTAAGTCACTTAAGATAGAGGGTAAGTATATGTACGGATACTATGATAAGCATGGTAAGGCCTATAAATTATATCAACCTCATAGTAAACATAAGTTTCATAAGATTAATCCGCATCTACAAGGTTATGATCAGCTGAGATATGATAAACCATATTTAGTAATCTGCTCATCTCTTAAAGATGCAATGTGTTTAGCTAGCATTGGCTACAATATAGAGGTTATAGCCCCTGACTCAGAGAATACTATGATTAAACCACACGTAATAGAATATCTTAAGAAGAAGTATAAAAAAGTAATAACACTTTTTGACAATGATGATGCAGGTAAAGCTGCTATCATGAAGTATGGAGACATGTATAAACTAGATGGCCTAATATTTCCTACCGCCAAAGATATTTCTGATGGTATGAAAGAAAACGGTCTTGACTATGTACACTCTATTATACAACCAATACTAAAAAAAGTAATAAATAAATAATATGAGAAAAATAAGATGGTGGATACCAGGCAATGTACCTTCTAGTAAAAATGGGAGACGTTGGACAGGTAAATACTTTATTGCTAGCAAAGCTGTAATGAATTACAGAAAGGCTACCAAGGAACATTATACTAAATTAACTGAAGAGTTTAAAACACAAGTTGCTGAACTCAATCTGCCAGTAAAAATAAGCTTTGAATTTATTAGAGGCAGCCGTCATAAGTTTGATTATATAAATCCTGCACAAACAGTGCAAGATGATATGGTTAAACATCATTGGATTGATGATGATAATTGTGAAAACATTCTACCCGTATTTGAACCTTATGAATATGATAAGGAGAATCCAGGCGTAGATC